CATTATATTCTAGCGTGGATGCCTCAAGTTCTTTGACCTCATCACCAAATTCACCACTTGCCTCAAAGTCACTACGATATTCTTGAAGTCTATTATAAAGTTTTAAAACATTCCTGCCATGCTCCATTTGCATCTCGGCAAGCTGAGCATTGGTAAGTATTTTTTCGGCTTTATCCGATCCCTTACTGCGATCCTTAACGGGCAAACCTTTACCTCCGATTTTCTCTATCTTCCTTTCGAGCTGGGAGTCTGTAAGAAAAGTTTCTGCATCAGGTACTACTATATCAATAGGTTGAGTTGGCTTTGAGAGTTCTATTGACCCCACCAATGACCAGCCATCTTCATCAAACATCCCCCTGTCACTTACCTTGCCACCCTTATTATTTTTCAGTGGGCGTAATTTAGATTTCTCACCTACCTCTTTCCCTTTAGCGTCAACGAGCTGGCTGTCGTATACCTTTACTATACTTTTTCTACCTTTCGTGGCGTTAACTATGGCGGTCATGACACGGAATTGACCACGCTCATCACGTAACACTAACAACTTCTTAGTCGTAGATACTGAAGGCATTAAATTAAAAGTGATCTGATCATAACCAAATCTTCCGGTAACTAGATTCCCTCCCTCTCCTATATTAGCATCAAAAGAGTCTCCAAAGTCTACATCAATAACTCCCGCCCCACCAAGTTCATCAACCAACCAATTCTTTGTTCCTGACTCTATGAGGTTGGCGGGTGGTTCAAGTTCAAATGCAGTGTTACCTATGACTAATTCGTTCTCATCTTTGTCAATATATACGCGATACACTCCATCGCCCTTGACCCCTAAATGCCCCTTTTTTCCGCGCTGGTGTAGATCCGTAAAAAATTCAAGCAATTCATCTTCCGAAGAAAAAGGCTTCCTCTTAGATTGATTAAATGTTCCATCATTTTGCTCAGTAAATACATAGTATGAAGTGTCATCTGAGTAATCAAACTCTTTAAGATTATCCTCCGCGTTGTAAATATTTTCTCGCCAATTAGCACTCTTGGGATCAGGATCCGACTTAGCCTGTTGATTTGGAGTCTTCTGCAATCTCTGCAATCCCTCCTGTATTTGCTCTTCTGAGTATCCAAACTTTCTACCATTTGATACCCAAAGCTCAGGAATTACCTCGCCGTCTTGAAAATCAGAATCCGTAGGCTCACCCCATCTGACAATGTACATCTCCTTACCTTTATGTACTCCGCTTGGTACTGGCTTAGATTCTGCCTGAAGGTCAGGAAAAGGAGTGTAGTCAAATTGACCCTCTGTGGAAGCTACTTGCTGTGCCTGTTCAAAAGTAGCTTTCTTATTTCGGTATTCTAATTCCTTGATTGTTTTATCGGCAGCCTCTTTGGTCATCCCTCTTGCGCCAACATGACCCGATACACGCTTACCTCCAACAGGGATTGCTGACTCTGTGCCCGTTTGGCCACCTATATCCTCGTAGTCTATAGTTACGGCCTTATTTACTAATTCTTGGTCCTCAAGTAATTCAAAAACACCATTATCATCTGCGGGGCAGGAACTGCCTTCCCTTCTTGGATCATTTCTTGGGGGTGTCGGCTTTTTCTTTTTCTCAACAAGTGGTTTCCACTCAGAGAGTTCACCTCCGTAAATAGTCTTGCTGATTGTATCATCACCATCCTTGCGAGATATATCAATAGTACCCTCCTCAATGTTTGCAGAGTCTATGGTAAATGTATGCGGGTTGTCCTTCTTATCCCTAAATATAGGATTCTCAATCTTTTTACCCTGCAACTTATCAGTTTCAAGAGTGCCAGCAATAGGATCCCCTTTGTCGTCCTGCTCCTGGTATACCTTTAGTTTCTTAGACCATCTGATTAATTTACTCCGATTAAGCCCTTTTTCATGGGCGATCTTTTCATCTGCGACCTTTTCGTCTAATTTGGTACGCATTGCATATCGGCCGCTACCATCTAATACGCCCAATGCCTCCATTACCTCTTTGATTTTTTGACCCTTTTGGGTCTCTAGTGTGGTTCCGGTAATCTCTTTAAATCTTTTTGCGTGGTTTGATTGATCTTCCGTGCGAAGACCTTGCTCCTCATTATCTAAGTATGCACGCTTAATGTATTCTTCCTCTATTCTCTTAAGCTCGGAATTAAATGCGTCAGCATCTTTAATAGATCCGAGTTCATAAGTTACACCACCATACACAGATGTGGTCTGCTTGATTAATGGTTCTTGTTTGGTAGGTTGAGCTGGACTCTCAGGCTCTGAAATAATTTCCTCAATCTCGTCGACTACTGCATCCTCTTCCTCGAATGGGCGAGATAATAAATCTAATCCTACGGGCTCTGTAATCTTGTAAGGTTTACCCTGAGAATCTATCGCATTGTAACTTACGGATGCTTCCCTTCCGTCAATATCTTCTACCTGTACCTCCTGCGTGCCGATCTGTGCCTTGTCCCCAACTTTAAAACCTCTTGGATTTGCATCACCAGAAAAGTCTAGTGGTTGAAGTTCTGGTTGACTATCACGCTCAAAGGTCGGTTCTTCGCTAAGGTCTGTATCATCTGTGCGATCATTATTAATGTCTCTTTTACCAACACCTGAGAGATCAACTGAACCAATGGCTGCGAACTGAGTACCACCAATTGCACCTAGAACACCAGCATCAATCATGCGATTAAGCTCATCTGGCGTCCATGTTAGTTCTTCTCCCTTGCCGTACTTTTCGGCGGCCATAATGACAAATTCTTGCGCACCCTCAGTTGCCCCCTCCAAGAATACACCTTCCGGGAGTCTTTTAATTAATCTCTTTAAGTAAGTCGTGGATTTTAACTTATCTACGCCAATCATCTGACTTAGCATTGTCCCCGCACTTACAAAGTCTAATGCTCCCGCAATGGTTCCGAAGCTTAACGCAAGACCACGAGCACTACTCTCGGAAATATAATCAGTATCATCAGGATCAAGTTTTGTGTATTGGTGTAACTCAGAGTAAATCTCACCAATATTCATACCAAGAGAACTCACACCCACCCCACCCAATGCACCAATCTCGGTAAAAGTTCTTTTTATTGCTTGATCTGCAGATTCTCGTGCGGATTTTGTTCTTATTACTCCAGCTAACGTGTCCCTAATTCTACTTTTTACAACCGCCCTACCGGCAAGTCCACCAACTCCCATTCCCGCACCAAAGCTAACGCCTGCCTCAATCGCAGATGGCATCGCCTCACCAAATCCACCTGACAAAAATCGTAACACTTCCGAAGGCCGATCCCAGCGAACATCAGTAGCACGCTGTATGGATGGTCCTCCCTCTGATGCGCGACTTTGCGCCTCAGCTGCCCTAGCCATTAGCGCTTCCTCTACTCCATCAAAACCAAGTCCGCCAGCTGCAAGTCCGCCAGCGCCATACATTGTGCTTTTTAGCCCTTCGTATCCCTTGGCGAATCCAGCGGGGATTTCCTTTAATCCGCCTAGGAATCCTTCTCGGCCAGGCTTTGGGGCATTTAATCTATCTAAGTAAAGATCAGTAGTGCGGTCACCATACTTCTCTGTAAATGTATCCCAATCACCACCCTCCATCTTATTGTTACCAACTAGACCTCTCATTAGGTCAAAGTTAGATAATCCACTAGTGTCTAGTCCTGCGTTCTCAAGTTTTTGTCTATACTTTAAAACCTCAGGTGTAGTTGGATCGTTTTGGTATGCCATTAATATATTCCCGATTGAAGAAGTTCTGCAGTTTTGGGCATTGGTGCCTTTTGAAAATAACTAGGAGTCATCTTAGGAAACGGAATGCCAAAATTTGATCTTTCAGACTTAGGCTCAGGCATGGGAACGCCATTATCTGCACCTTCAATATAAAAGTCAGGATCAATAGGATCAGGCGTAAATGCACTCTTAATAGGATCAATCACCATATCATACATTGATCTATTAAAGTAGTAGGGGATTCTTCCCACATCAATGCCAGGAAATTCTAAGTACATACCGTGCTTACGGGAGTCATATCCATCACCAAACATACCTTGCTCAGGGAGGTTTTTATCTTTCTCATACCTACCTGTAAGTAGTGCTGCTGTAGGTTCCGCTATTGCAATTGCCGCAGGCTGTGCTCGTGCAACATTTTTTAAAGTGTTTGTAATGCTTGGTAATAATGCAGAAGGTGTAACAGTTGGCTTTACTGGGATATTTGGAGTTATCTTATCTGCTATTATTTCAGCGGGAACATACGAGGCTGCTGGAATAGCTCCTACTTCAAGTTCCTCTTTAAATTTCTCTAACTTAGGGTTCTCGGGTGGCGTATAGGTTTCCCTCGCATCATCATATTCTTCTAGAGCTAAATTTAATTCAGCAAGCAGACTCTGCGTTGTACTATTTGAATCATTGCCCATTATTCAATGAATTTCCAGCTTCACCCAGCAAGTACCCTCTTGGCTCTCCATGAAATGTTTTTATATCATCAATAAGTTTTTTCTGCTCAGGGACCAATGGATTAAGTAAAGTCTGGTCTGGGGTAGCAAATGGAGAGTTGTATCTTTCTGCCATTTTCCCTAACTGCATCGCATTCTTTCTTTCAGCGTCAACATCTATATTTTCATATGACATTGCATTCATTCCGGCCTGCCCAAGATATCCAAGCGAGCCACCTATTACTCCATGGCCCAAAGTTCTCTTAACTCCCTTCCCTGTAAATAATTTCTTTGGCGATTTTAAAATTCCCTTCGGGTTGGTGCGCATTTGGTTCGCTATATCTTTTATGAATGAAACTTTAGACTTAAGTTGTGAATCCAAATGAGCAGACATTTTCTTGCGGGCTCCTTCTATGTCACCGTTTTTTAATTCTTCTGCCACATCTGGTGCTTCCACTCCCATACCTGCAAGTGCATCTATGTCTGCCTGTATTAACGATTGGGGTGGCAACACATCCTGCACTAAAGGAGTTTGAGCACTTGTAACTCTTTGGTTTAGGTCGTTTAAATTTTTCAATTCTATGTCGTGCAGTTTTTGTGCATTTTCATAGCTCAGTTTTTTTGCTTCAACTTCTGTATTTACAAAATCTTGAGCAGATGAGTCAACCGGTCCAAGCTCTCCGTTTGCGAGAGCATTTCTGGTTGCCTCCGTATCCAGAAAATCCTTTTTCTTATGCTGTAAGTTTTGATCAGCAATTTGCAATTTAGCTTGTTGCTCTGGAAGTAATGCGTTTACTTCTTGTGTTACTTGTTGAAGATTTGAAGCATGCGCGTCAGCTTTTAATTTTTGTTCTGCGTCAAATTGTGCCTGGATTTTACCAGGTGCTTCATTGAAAGTTTTCCTAGCATCCTCTGGGGATATTTTATTCTTTTTCTTTTTTCCATCTGGGCCATCTGGGAAGAGTTCTTGTACGAGGTCTCTTTCGGCAGTAAGCGTATTATAAAGTGGCGTAGCTGAGGCGACAATTCCTCCTGCAACTAATGGATTTGTTAAAAATTCACCTACATTTTGTAATCCAGAGACAAGCCCCGATCCGGGTGGTGGTGGTGGCGGAGATAATTGATTATTATAGAAGTATGGCGCAACATCTACAAGTTGACCGGGGTTACCTACCTCTATCTCAAGTAGCCTTAACTCTTCCGCTTCTTCTGGTGTTAGTGCCATTATTGAGTCCCTGCTTTTTGACGGAGTTGTATAAGGCGATTTCGTTTTGCTTGTAGAGTTGGATTCGCGCCTTTGCCTTGTGCTTGAGGCTGCCTAGGCTGTAGTGAATTAGGTGGTATATTTACCGAGGTACCACTCGCTGCCGAACTTCCCAAATATCTCATAAGTAGATTTGAAAACTCCCTATCCCTTGCGGTAACAACATCCGTAACGCTTGATGAGTAATGAGATTTTGCATTATCATCAAGTGATGCAAAAAGTGCATTTACCCATTTTTGGTCTAACCTTCCGCTCTTTCCTGTAAATGGTGTCAATGTGTTACCTTGTGCATCCTTCAGATTAACACCTCCCTCAAGGTTGCCTTGCCTGGCATAATTTACTCCATGGCTTCTCACCCATTGATTTCTTAAGTTTTCGGTCATAGTTTTACTACCCGTACTTTGCCATTTATCGTACTCAGCGACAACAGCTCCCGCACTGTCACTAAAGGCATCCCTCGCAGTTTCCTTAAGTTTAAATTCGCGCTTCTTGAGTTTATGCTCGGCATTAAACATTTTCTCTCTCCATTCTAACTCAGCCTCGGCTATTTCAAAATCCATAGCCTTTCCAGCCATTGAATATGCACCACGCATTGCGATTCCTTGAAGTGATGCGCTACGATCGGCTGCCGCTTCACTCTCTCTTGATGTGCGGTCGGCATCGGATTGATCTTTTCTAGCCTTCAGCTCCTTGCGCGCTACCTTAAATCTTTGCGCAGCCTCCGCAGCCCTCTGTCCTAGCTCGGCGGTTGTTTGAGCTATAGCAATGCCACCTCTTATTGTTGCTAATTCTATAGCATTTTCACTATTTACACCTGCAATCTGAAGCGTGTTTGCCAACCTCTTATCTTCTATTGATAAAGAATGCAAACGATCCTTTTGACTTTCGCCTGATTGTTGGTTAAATAATGCTCCTTGTAATACCCTGGTATTAGCCAGTTGAGCCTCAAGCTGCTGTTCGTCGAGCTCCCTATTTAATTTATTTTGCTCAGCAGTAAATTCATTATTAGTAAGAGCCCGTGCATCACTACTTTGCTGACGATATGCTTCCATATCCATAGCAGCGTCATTATTCATGCGTGCTCGTAGATCTAATCTGTTTGCATCTGCTGTCGCCCTAATATCTCTAGCTGGATCAATATTTACCATCTGGACATTTCTGCCTTGTGTTACAGTTGGAGTCATTGCATTTGCTTGCCGAGCGGCCATTAAGGCATCAACACCAACCTTACCACCAGATTGTATTTGAGCATACGGGCGGGCCATACCGGCCTGCTTACCCTGCATATATGGATTTAGTGCGTTAGACATTAAAGATTTTCTTTCCTTGATTAATAATATCAGGCGCCGCCTTTAATGCCTTAACCCAATCTATTCCGCCACTCTCGGGGATAGGGGCAGGGTTAAATGGAGTCTCAGAAAAGTTTGTTTGACCAGGTGCGAGTGCGCCCGTTGTTGTGAATGGTGACACCTCATTCTTAAGAGGATCAGTTGGTGCAAGTGCGGCCTCTCCAAATAGAGAAGGTAGCAATGCCTTATTCATGGCTATTCCCGTAATTGCATCAACATTACCTAACTGACGATTCATAATTTCGTCATACATATTAGACTCGTTCATGATCTTGCTCTCATCAATTCCAAGATTAGTTGCCTGTGCATCTAGTTCTGGAGTTCCCATCTTGAGCATAACCTCATCGCGATATACATCTGCCATGGCAGGATTGATCTCACCAATTTTTTCAAAGCGACCAGATTCAATCTCGCCCCTTCTTTGAGATTCATTAATTAGGGCATCAGCAAGTAGGTCAGATTGTCTCATTCCACGCTCGGCATTCATCATCATACTTGCCATGCGTCCACCAGTTCCAGTTGATCCACCCATGCTATTTAATCCACGCATACCAGACGCTGCATCCATTGAGGCATTCCTTCGGCCAACTGCGGCTTTTGCTTGCTCCCCTGCTAGTGCTGCATCAGATGCATTTCGTAAGGCATCAAATTCTTTATTTGCATAATCAACTTCTGTATTAACAGAGCCCGCCAATGAATCACCATAGTTTTCATTTAACTCTCTTGTACGCGCTGCAGTTGCGGTATTAATGCCCTTTAATTCATCAAGTACATTATTGATATCGCTATTATACCCCTCCATTCTAGCAGTCATGCCATTCGGGTCATATACATCCGATAATGCACTTACCGCAGAATCAAGATTAGCATTCGACTGGTCAAAGGTATCTTGAAATCCTTCCATTCTGGAACGAGCATCGCCAATAAAATCTGGAAGTGCCTCGGCGGTACTTTCCATGTTATCAAGGATTAAATCTCCCGTTTTCTCTGCATAATCAGGGAATGGGTCAATTGCTTCTCCTCCTTGGGAAAATCCTTCGACATAATTTTCGTCACCGGGTGACGCCATAAACTGCTCGAGCTTTAAGTCGTCAGTAAAATCAAATAGTTCGCCTTTTCCGCGACTAACCATATCGGTTGCCCATGCTTGGCGATTAGCGCGATTTTCTTTATCCAATGCTTTTTCTTCAGCCTCAGTAATTGCTGCTTGTTGAGCCTCTTGTGCTTTTCTAGCTGCTTTCTTTTTTCCGAATGGATCCGACAATGGTTTCCAATACGATGGGATTCCTGCTACCCACTCCTGCCCAGCACCACCCCTAGATTTAAGTAAGGCCTCTTCCTCTGGATTAAGGTATGCCAATCTTTCCCCTGGTGGGGCTAAGGCATTTAATGCCTCTGATGCCTCCTGTATATTACGCATAATTATTCATCTCCAATTAACAGATAGGGAAACGCGAGGTGTATCGTTTCCGTGGGCAGTAACAAAATGTTTTAAACGAGATGGAAATATTATGTATTTACCTTTCTCAGGAGTAATTGCTGCCTGCATTCCAAGTTCTTCAACTATAAAACAAATTTTTCCCGAACGCTCTGGGGTCTGCAAGTAACATGCCGCACTCCAATTAGATGGAAGATGCCCATGCGTATTTGTACTCATGTTTTTATTATGTACATGCACCCAATGGGATTCGTACTTTACAGACTCTCCACAATCTTTAAGTGCTTGAGTCATTTCTTCTATTAGACCTACAACTTCTTGCTTGGATACCTTGCGATCTTTGGGATCCGCAGAATCCAGACCATCATTTGTATTCTCAGCTAAAGTGGGTGCATTAATTACGCGGTCAATAAAACCTTGATCCGGCATATTTAAAACCTTTCCTGTTATAATAGGCACAGTAAACAGGCTTTGCATCATGGCTTAGTTGGCCAATTTACAATTAAATTTCCATCCGCATCATAAGTAGGGTTTTCATTTGCGGGTAAATCTCTTAAAGCTTGGCGATATGCTTTTATTTCATCTGATGGTGACCGATCGGGTAACACTTCAACATCTGACTCCTTTAAGAGTTCATCTCTGATTCTACGCATTTCTGCAATTGCAAACTTACTCTCATGTAATACATATTTGGCCTCTACGTCAGCCCACTTAACTCCATGAGAAGCATTAATTTGTCCATCTCTACTGCATTTGGCAAGTTCTTCAAAAGACTTTTGATCAGTAGGAACTCCACTTAACGAGTAGAGCGAATCCGGTTCAAGTTCGTCAAGAATATCACTAATAATTTCAATTTTCATATTTTAAGAATGTTACTACGCCGTAAGACCATGCGGCAGAATTTCCAGAGCGTAGATGTAAATCAACCTTACCGTCACCCCTACACCTAACCCAAGTTGTATTACCATTCATTGCAGTACAAAAACTCTGCCCATTGCCATATATATAATTTATTACTTTTAATGACCCGCTACCGCCAGCATTAGTGTAGCATGGAGGGTTTTGGGTAATATATGAACTATTATGAAGTGCATTATGCGGGATTACCCAACTGTTTGAAACGGCCCTTTGCCTGTTGGCGAGGTTAAAGGCTATAGTATTTGTATACCAGTTTGATGTGCTGCCAGGATAGTATACCGTAACCCAGTATTTACCAGTTGTTAAATTACCATCTAGTGCAGTGGCGCCATGACCAATGCCACCATTAATAGTGCCCCCTTCAGCAGTCCCATCAAGATTATCATCAGAACCATCAATTGGATATCCAGTTGTTGCATACTTATTTCCAACATATGGTAACCTAAATCGCTTAACATCAATCCAGTCAGCAGATGATAAATTTACAGAAGTAGAAATCTGTGTGGCAGTAATCGCTCCAGTGGCAATTTCTGAAGAAGTAATTGCGCCAGGCGCAATTTGCGTAGAAGTAATTGAATCATCTGCAATTTCTGCGGCTCCAATTGTATTAGCTGCCACGGTCATATTACCCGCGGCATCAATATCAATATCTCCACCCTCCTTAACTCCCCCAATTGCAGTGTCTGCCACAGGTAAATTGTAAACTGTATCAGTAAAAACTGCACCTGAAGGTACGTTTGTGAGGACTTGACCGTCATCAACTTTACCCGCCAGCGCGGTTGCGAGGCCGGTAATGTTAGTCATTGGGAGCGCCGTACTCCCATTTGTAATATTTGTTATGCGATTACCAAGGGTAGTGTCGGCTTGAGTGAGGGTAGTAATCTGTCCTGCTTGCGTACCATGATCAGTAACTAGTCCATTAACTGCCTTACGGAGGATATCAAAATTGGCATCAACGTCGTCATGCTGAAGTGGGTTCCCACTATTTTTCGTGCGATACTTTAATGCGGTCGCCGATGTTGTATAATTATGCCCTGAGGCTTGCCCTATTGATGATTGTGCCATTTTGAGTCCTCTGTAATATATTAATTAGTGTTACACTAATAGTCAAAGATTAAGCTAGCCCAGCAGAGAAGTCAGCCAAGTCCCCTAATTCTTGAGATCCCAACTTAAGGCTTCCTACTGTTAATGGTGCAGGCGTAGTGTTAACCGTATCATCAGTTGAATCACTTGCCCCGGAAGTAGTCTCGGCAGAAATGGATATTATACCATTAGCTACAGATGTTGTATCACTCCCAGTTAGCGTTGCAGTTATATTTGCATCAGTTCCTGCGGCAGTAACAATATCAGCAAGAGTTGCCGAGTTTGAGTAGAAATACAAGTCGGGCGAGGATACTTTATCAAAGTCATTTTCCCCGGGTCCGCCTGAATAGGTACTTATAGTTAAGCTTGTAAATGCATTACCACTAGCAAATTCAAGTACTACATTATTTGTGGAGTCACCAATTTGTACGCTAGAAGGTGTAAATGTGCCAGCTAGCGTGCCAACAACAAATGAATCCTCAGACTCATCAAATATGAAAGCCCCTGCATCGGATCCACTTGCACGCTCGAAGTAAAAGCCCTGGTCTTTTGTGAACGCTCCAGCGTTAGCTCCTTCAGATAATCTGATAAAATTATCTTTAACATCCAAGGTGCTTGTAGATAGCGTGGTAGTTGTTCCATTGACGGTTAAGTCTCCACTAACTGTTAAGTTTCCACCAATAGTGGCCGCACGAAGAGTAGATAATGTATCAAGGGCGGTAGAACCACCTATACTCACATTCCCACCAATGCTAACATTATTATTAAATGTATTAGAAGAGCCCGTCCATACATTATTCGCAGATAGGATTTGTTGTTTACCGAGGCTTACTTTGGCGGCAACCGCCTCCCCCATTTGATATAGTACTGAGCTTGGATTTGACATGATATTATGATTTTATTTTAAAGTAAGCTTGGAATAAGCTTAGAGTTGTTATTAATTGAAGAAATTTTTGCATTCGCATTTAATCCTGCCTCCACCTGTGGTTGTATGCTTGTTACTAATGCACCGGAGTCCATGACGAGTGGTTTATCTCCATTTACTGCAAACAGGACAGAAGTGCCGTTATCTCGGTACATTCTGCCATCAGATACTATGACTGCGTTATTGCCTATGTTCTGTATCTTAATATCTGCATTAGCTGTGACTACTTCGTAGTTTGCATTGTCAATTGCACGTATACCACCAAACCATTTATCAACCCCATCCTCAGTTGTAGTGGAATACACAAAGAATGCATACATTTCTTTTACGCTCGCTGTGCCATCCGCATCCGATACATCTACACCCATTGGGTTGCTGTAGTCTGCAGTTAATGTAGATACTTGACTTCCGTTTATACCATTAGAGTTGTATACTTCATCTGCTATTTGGTCTACTTGGAATGTAATACCTGTGCTTGTCGCAACGCCTGTTACCTCAACGGGTAGCATAGCTGTAGCACCTACTACACAAGTGCAACGCAGTCGAACAACATCACCTACTGAAATTTCTGCTTGGTCGTATGTACCAGTTGCATCTACGTAAGTACCTGCTGTGCCAGATAATTTCTGTGTAATTACAAGTGCATCCTTGGTTAAATTATAAAGCTGTAACCTAGTGGTCGCTTCCACATTTTTTACTTCCCAGGGAAGAACCGTGGTTGCCCCGAATGTACCAATGACTTTTGCGCCATTAGATAAGGTGGCGCTCCCAGAGGTACTTATATTGCCCACAAATGTAGTGGATTTAATAGTTAAAGTATTACCGCTAATCGCAAATACCGAACCTGCGCTTGCGTCCACAACCACATCATAGCCACCTGCATCAATAGTGTTTCCATCCCTTGACACTAATGGTGATGCTTCACCTGCATAATTACCAACGAGGTAAGATTTTGCTATGTCGTAAAATTTCTGTGGAGTGTCTATTGACGTATACGCATCTACAACTGATTTTGTTGCTTCAGATACTACCAAATCAGGTGTCATTTTAACCGTACTCTCTAAAGTATTAAGTCCAACTAAATCTTCAGCAAAATCTGTTATTGTCTGATTATATGCAATAATTGAAAATGGAATTTCTGAATTTGAGTTGGTGCGAGAATCAGTAGTGATGGTCTTATTGATGTAATTGATTACCTCGACCAAAACATCTGCGTCTAAATTGCCAGACTGGTTGACTCCACTGTAGATCTTATCAGTTCTATCATCTTGATTTTTTGAACCTAATGCTCTGTTGCCACTATCTAAATCTTTAGCGTAATAGGAATAGGTTAATTCGTTACCATCTAAATCCTCGACTACTAAACTTATAGTTCTGACGCATTTGAGATACATGAAATTATTTCTGCCAGCATCAAGTTCAACCCTTAATCTGTCAGAAAATCCTTTTATGGTAATTGTCTCACCATCTACTTGGCTGCGAGTAACATTAATAACATCGGAATCGTGCAGATTCGGACTAGTGTCAAAATTCTCAAAAGTTAGTGGTGGAAATGACGAATTAAAACTTTGGTATGCTCCTTTTTTAAATTTAAAGATTCCAACATTCCATCCACTCTTTGTGAAAATTCTCGACTCAAAAGCCTCACCATCAAAAGTTAAATCGTAAATGTTTATTTTTGCGTCACCTGTAGAGTTAGTGGACTCAATCCTAAACTGAGATGTGTTCGCCGATTGCTCTGCAAGGTTGTAAAAAATCCCATTATTGATTGTGACTGTTGCCCCACCTGCAGTTCGCAAAGTTGCGGTAGTACGAATTATTCCACCATTCCATAAGAATGTAGAGCTACCACCAAACGAAATCCCAAAGGTATTAAACATCTGCCCACTCGTATTCTCATTGGGTAAATCAATACCCACTCCGACTGAGTATTTATCTTTTCCATTGGCAGTAGTTTTCACACCTAAATTCAATGTGTCTGTCACTGTGAGTGGAAAACTACCTGAGTTGACCGCTTGCTTCATCAATTGCAAAGTCTCATAGGCAGGATCAATGCTTAGTGTTCCCGTGACCTGCAAGGAATGAGTTGATGCAATGGTGTAAGTAGTGTGATTTGCACGAACCGTAGTAGTTACTCCTGTTATTCCATTCAGCCCACTAAGATCAGCGTCAGTTCCTGTTTGCGTAATCTTGTTACTTGCTTCCGTAAAACTCATGCGTAATCCTTTGTTATTGATGCAAGGTTACCCCCTGCGTCGTATGTTAAAGTCTTGGTGAGTGTAGTAGTATCAGAGCCGTCTTTTTCTACTACGCTAGTTAGATTACCGCTTGTATATGTAAATGCCTTGCTGCCCACTTTTGTTCCCTTCCCGCTATTTGTCCATGTCGTCAATGATGTAAGGTCGCCCCCTGAATTAAATACGGGCTCGGAGAACGAGTCATCCTTACCGAGAGCGGAGGAAATACTATTCTTAACGCCTTGTCCGACCTGATATAAAATTGATGATGTGTTTGGCATTACTAGGAAAAGTTAGCGATTAAATTACGCGCCGAGGACATAGTAATGGTGGTTGTTGCGATGTCCGCTTCACCACTTAGCAGGCCAGTCCAACCTGAGAATGTCTTAGGATTAAACGCAACTGCGGATATTGCGACCTGAGTGCCGTCGCTATAAGTATTGTACTTTCTTGAAGCCCCATTTATTGATGCTGCTCCGCCTGTATTTGCAGTAACACTAAGTTCAAATAGTTGGCTAAATGTGTCTTGATTGATGCCTGCCTCAAAGTATGCATTGGCATTATCCTCAAGTAGGTCGTGGTGATACTTAGCATAATCAATTGCCTCTTTCTGGTTCGTAATGAACTCAGGGTATAATCCGGATAAGTCATTTGTCCACTCACCTGCCCCGCCAAGAGATTCAATATATGGTAGTTGCGACCAATTATCTACGCCATTTCCTATCTTGAATTTATTTAATGTAGTATCTACCGAAGGCTCTCCTTGTATAAGTATAGGATCGTGATCCTTCCACTCCTGAGTAGTTCCCTTACGGAAACTCAATCTGGCGGTTACGAATCTATTAGGCTGAGGCATTGTTACTTATTTACAAGTGTTACTAAACAGAATATAAATTATTTTGAACAGACTGCAAGTTAGTTGATACATCATTGAGTAATTGTATTGTCTTCTCATCCAAACCTGCTAGCGCCTGATCGGTCTGTTGCTTGTTTAATGAAATGCTCTCATTGAGCTGATCTTTGGTATATGTGGAGATTTGATCATCTAGTCTAGCTAGGTTCAATTTCACATCGTCCCACCATTCATTAAATCTTTTATCAAACTTTTTTTCATCTTCATTCTTCTTAGGGAGGGCTTCATTATCCGGGAATGAAGGGTCAGAAGTTCTTTCAAAAGTTGTAACGCTAGCCCTCATCCCTGTCCTACTGCTTGTGTTGCTGACCTTGTATCAATACCAGAGGCCTCAAATGTACGCCCTACAACTTTCACTGGATTATCAACCACGACAGGTTTATTTTGCTCATAATAGTAAGCCTCTACCTGTATCCCATCTGGGTTTGTAGTCGTTTTCTGCTCAATATACCCATCTAAAACATATAGTTCGCTATTTTCTAAATATACAGGGAGGACTGTAATCTCATCTCTTATGTAAGGAGCCCGTAAATATAAGGGTATCATATTTTCATCCCTCATATTATTGAGTGTTACATAATCTATTTGCGTACCATCAATAGTAGACATTGTCTCTACAGTCTCAGTTCCTTGTGGTGCGGAGGTTGTGCTAATTTTTACCCGAACGGGGGTTACGCCATATTTACTGGATAACTCTAGCACATATGACCTCACCTCTTTATCTGAAAATGAATCCCCAAAGTCTATCAAACCACTTCTTATCCTTGATTCATAACCATAACCTATTCTGCTGTACCTCCTATAAGGCTCGGTCTCTCCGTATAATGGCGGGCCATAACCATACCTAACTAATACGCCACCATATTGAGGGTCTACCCTCCATTGGGTTCCTACATATAGATCACTTCTATTAGTAGCTTGATGAACGCCCATTAGGAACCAGGTCTGCTCGGGTCCAAGGCGGTTAGCTTTCGGTTTCCTTATTGTGCAACATGTCGTAAAACTTGAATCTATCTGCGAAAGTGTTTCATTAATGTAGTCGTATGCTATCACGCCCCAGTCAAGTATAGGCTGCGAACCTTCAGCTAATGGTTGATTAAATTCATCAACAAATTGACCCTGTGAGTTTTTCTTATACCCAAGGGGGCAATTTATAAATATCTCACGAGTAACAGGATTATCTATCGTGTAAATAAATTCTGATAACTCAGGGGGAACAATATTCCAAAATGGGGGACCAAGCTCAAATGTTGGGACAGGTTGAGGCTCAGTGGCTGATCTATTTATAGTATAAACACCAGTATTCCCCATAAATAAATGCTTATTACCGGATACTTTTATTACTGTGTGCCTGAAGTCTGCCGTTCGGCCACCCCTATACCTAGGATCTACGGCAAATGGCTTAAGGGTACTATTGGCTGCCGTGAGAAAGAAGAATCCTGAATCTCTGTATACTACCAATTTATCTGCCAACTCCACCATCTTGACAATTCTTGACCCGTCTTGACTAAACTCTTGAAAAGCTGCTGGGCGATGTAATTGCTCAGCATACGGGCGTATTACGCAACTATAGGATCCGGCTTGTAATGGTTGGCCTGTTGCTGGGTTTTTTAATACTATATTTGCTTGAGATTTATTAATTAACTTAATTGAGCCAACACCAATTGCTGAGAAAAAGATACCACTTGTATCTATGTAACTTATTTGTTCAGTCAATATTTCAGAATCAGTAAATGATAATTCATCCCTAGTCGGGAATTTAACTTTTAATCTTCCTATCGCGGCCGTTCTATCGCTTGCTGAGAAATCTTCATTATCAAACTTTACATCTGCTATTCCGAGTGCAGGGTCATCTATAAAAACTCCGATATGATCACGGCCTCCATGTAATCCAAACTCAAATTCCTGATACATGCTAGCTGGGTCATTTAACTGAAACTTCTGAGTTGTGCTAAATGTATACTCTCCGCCCGCACTTACAGTTAATGTACCAGGCGCACCACCAGACTCTGCTACTATTAATCCACTTGGAGTCTCAACTCCTGCATTAAAAAGTTTGGGCTCTCCTTCGGCCGAATAAACTATTCTATATTGGAACCTTTGGGTTTGCACTGCTCCTTGTAACGGATGATTTACTCCGAATGTCGCATAAGCGTCAGAAGCATTCTCAAACCAATGCTCAAAGCCTGAAGATATGACCGTTAAGTCTGCGCAGAATAACCTGTCTTGAAATATTCCTATTGTCCCCACGGACATCACGCCATTTTCTCTTAATCCATAAAGCGGATAGGCTTTATCGTACTCATTTCCGCCTGCATATATAATAGGTAGATCTACCCCATTATTGATAATTACATGGTTTTTAACCTCTGCAAATTCCCACCTATATGCACCTCCTTCATATGGATCTTTGTAAGTACCATCAGACTCCTTTGCGTCCATGTGGTTTTCAAATGTATAAATCTCTACCCAATTAAAATCCTCACCATCATTATTAAAGTAATCAACAGATGGAAGTGATGGTTCTGGTGCATCAACACCATCGGAAGTCGCATACTCCTCTATGGGGTCGGGATTTAATAAATCTTGGCCGTAATTAATAGCGAATCTTCTATCTCCCGATTGTAGCTTAAGTACTTTATTTCCGGCACAAGCAATCAAAGTGGGATTACCATCAATATCTGTAAACTGGTATAATCCCCTAATTGGGAATTGGCTATTTATTGCATCATCATTACCGGATGGATTAAATAGATCCCAGCCCTCTCTCCTTAGTTCCCCATCTACCTCTCTGCGGAAATTTAATTTCTCGGTGTAATTAGCAGACGACGCAAGGAAGTTTGTATTGTTAGCTAGTGGGATATCATCGGATGTGGATCCAATTAACTGCCCGCCCTGCGAGGGGTGGATTGTTATATGCTTATATCTCTTTCCTTTTGCCATTACTGCGAATATGCATCTTCAACAAATGCCAAGGTTCTTACATCTCCACCAAGATTAACCTTCCATCTATCAGTGCCCTCATCCCAATAGAGCTTAGCATTAGTGGAATTTCCACGCTCTACCTCAATACCTGAATCAAGATTTGCTGATGGAGTTCCGGTTTGGTTTTTATTGAGAATAACCATATTATCTTCAATTAATAGATTAGTCGTATCAATTGTTGTGGTTGTTCCATTAACTGTAAGATTTCCCGAAAGCGTTAAATCTTCACCTTGTATATTTCCAGTTGTTTTGACTAGGCCTGCCCCAGCATCCAGAGATGTAACAGTTGCCGCGCCTGTTGAAAGTGTGCCTGTAGTAGAGATTTCACCTGCCCCAGCACTTAACGATGTTACAGTTGCTCCGCCAGTTGAAAGTGTGCCCGTAGTAGATATGCTACCACTGCCTGCACTAAGTGATGTTACAGTAGCGCCTCCGGTGGATAATGTACCTGTCGTAGAAATTGCCCCTGATCCTGCACTAAGAGATGTTACAGTGGTGGCTCCGCCCAGTATTTGACCAGTGGTTTGAATTGTACCGCTACCAGAATCTAATGAATCAACTGTTGCAGTGGTGGCTCGCAATGTACTTAAAATAGAGTGGGCAGATACATTAAGCGTATTACTTATTGAGACTGCACCCTGCGTGCTCATTCCACTGGCAAGTGAAACCTGACCATTTACATTAAGAGTATTGCCACCAAGGGATACATGAGTGCTTGAGATATTTGTAGTGTTTCCAGCTACATTAAATGTAGACCCGCCCAAAGAGACTGCACCAGTCACATTTAGGGTATTATCAATATTAGTAGCGCCACCTATGGAGACATTGGCAGTACTTATATTCGTAGTATTAGTGGTCTTATCTACCTGAAATAGATTTGATACATTTAATGAATTACCAAGGGAAACATCACCTGTAACATTTAAAATATTACTTATATTGGTAGCACCACCAATAGAAACATTGGTGGTGTTAATATTTGTAGTATTTGTAGTATTATCTACCTTGAATAAGTTTACTCCACCAGGCGTGATAACTTCAAACTTTGGAGTTTCTACCTCAAATGTACTACCCGGACTGCCGTCATTAAATTTCTTACTTGCAAGAATTTGCCTCCAATCAGTAGGTCCAAACTTAAAAAATAACCCCAAATCGTCATACGCAATATCACCTACTGCACCCGCACCATCAGTTGGTGAAGTTGGCTTAAAGGAGTATCTCAGGGCATCAATATAAAATTGTATGCGAGTGTCGGTCTCAGCCTTGGAGAATACATCAAAGTAAGTTAAGTTTATATTATGAGGATTCGACGCATTTAAGTGGGAATCCAATAATGACTGAAAGTTAATATCTGGCACATTACTTAAGCCAACCTGTGCTTTTGTTACGGAATGCGGATTATCCGTTCTACCCGTATGCGCAGTTGATCCAGCACTTGCTGCATTTAATTCTGCTTTTGTTGCTAAGAGTTGTGCTTCAGATGATTGAAAAATCTCGGAAACATTGAAGTTTTCGACCTTATCTAAACCTAGTTGACCTTTTGTTACAGCGTGCGGGTTATCTGTCCTTGTATTGTGATCCGAAAGTTTGAGGTCAACGGCTCCTGTTGTGTATTTATCAAGGTCTGTGATGTCGCTCTCAATATGAGTGTGAGGCTTAGGTACGACATTATTCAGCAATGAGTCAGTTTGTGACTTGTTGTAATAAGAGGTTCCTATATCACTTATATTCGCAACTACATGAGTATGCCCAGTATCCGCTTTGGCATCCAAATCAGAGGTTGTAGGTAAGCCGGAAATTGTTGTATTAATTGTACCTACTTGAGACTGAAGTGAAGCAACCTCAGCGCTTGAGTCTGTGCCTAAATCAAGTGCCGCGATATTTGCATTGATACTCGACTCAATAGAGTTCACATATGCAGTCGTTGCCTTGGCGTCTATAGCGGCCTGCAGTCCCGTAATTTGCGAAATTGTGTGAGAATGAACAACCTCGGCGTAGCTCCGCCCCTCTAATGTTGTAACCCTAGTACTTAATGCACTGATTTGGCCCGAGTGAGGCAGATTGTTGATTGTTGTATTTAGACCAGATACCTGGGAATCTACTTCCGTCTTAGTGTAGTAATTCGCAGCAAAGCTATTATCCGCACCCTCAAGTGTTACAACTCTGCTCGTTAGGGAAGTAAGTGAATCATTTAAGGTCTTTCCTGCGGATGCGGTAAGAGCAAGGACCGAAGAACTAGTACTGAGACTATCCGTAAGATCTTCGCTTAAAACTAATACGCTATCTATTAGATCAGCAAAGTTTGCTTCTGTTGGGGTGGCACCTGTTAGAAAATATGATTTTAATGTAGTTCTTCCGCTCATCCTATTATGAATCCTCCTCCACCTACTCCACTACTGATAACTTGCTCAACGGAAGAACTTTGGTATTCCTTCTCGTTAAGGAAAACTTGGGCTCTCCCCTTGGAGTACATTTGGAAGTAAGATGCGTATTGGTTTAAGTCATTGTCAACTTCTCGTGAAAGGTGTGCCTTAACATAATCGGCGGATGCTTTTGCTACCATATCATCAAATACAACAGGTGTGGCCTTCTCCTCTGTTGTTGCTTTAAATATTGGAACATAGTGATTCTCCCCTTCGAAGTACACATACATTGCCTCTGATTCTATTAGCTTGGGTGCTGTCCAGAATTTATCTGCACCAAAAGTAATACGGCCAGGTATGGTAGATGTTCTCTCCACTATCCCTCCGTCTATTAAGGTAAATCTTGATTCCCATGGAATTGACCTAGGATAGAAGTATCTGGATATAGACTGCCCATTATCATCTGTTGCAATTCTCCTAATGACTATTTGCTTGATTCTCGTCTTTCCTGTATTGAATGTCCCTTGATGAACATCCACATCTTCTGAGTTTACGGAACTCAGGTCATTGGGATCCGGCTCAACTAGACTTGATGGTGAGTAAAACTTATACTGGTTTGCACGCAAGGATGGCACATACCTCTGTAGGTCAATTACGGAGGCCACAATCATGCGATCTATGTAGTTCTGGACGCCTCTACCTTTTCTTTCGCTATCCACCAAAAGGTAGGTTCTTACTACATCATTAAACTCACTCCAGTTCATGTTCTTCCTCCTGGGGTGAAATAAAATCCAATAATCATTGGCAATACCACGGAACAGCTAAAAAGACTTATGGAACCCGTGGTAACGACCATAGGGGCTTGCTCTGCTGGAAAACTGATGAGTCCGAATAAAAATTCCCTTTTTCCCTCTCCTGTAATGTTCGTAGTTGTAAGGAGTGGAACTGACGGGTAGACGGTGGTGATACAGGTGACGAAGCTGAACGTGCACATCCCGATAAGTGCCAGCATACGACGAGTGGCACGAGTAAACGCACCACCAGGCCCGCTATTGAGTGATTGTTGAAACTTAAGTGCTTGTTCATTTGCTCTACATTCCCTCGCCATTTCCATTTCATACTTTTGCTGACGTGAGTCCGTAATGGCACCGAACACGCCTTTTAGTATACTGCCCATAGCTGCCGAGCCTCCCCCGGTTAAAAATAATGTCAGTAGCTCAAACATTGTTATAGTATAATTAGTGTTACACTAAGAGTCCAACTCATTCACTTTTTTCACCAACTCATTAATCTTAGCCCTAAGAATCTCTAAGTTGTTATCATTCTGATCCCAGGTTAATGGGTCGTCCGCCGTATTCTTTCTTAGGATTATTTTCTTGTCTACCGCAGGTAAATTATCTGCGTAGTCTGCTCCGTTAGATGCTACTTCTTCAACCGCCATGATGTATCCTTGTTGTTTGGAATAATTGTGCTGAACCTAATTTAGTAAGTTCCCCTAAATGCATTGTTCCTTCTATGAATGTACCTTTGTATAATCTTTGATCTTGCCTACCTATACTGAGGTTTGTGAAGGAAGGGTTGACTTGAGTACGAGTGCGAGACCCCTGCCCCGTGCTTGTCCTCACAGTCATAACGTAATTTCCATTCTGAGTGGGATCATAACCAGAAAAACACTGAGTCGCCTTATCATCTTGGTTATGGATTGTACCTAAATTACTATTAAATGAGAACCTTGTTGCTAGATCGCTAGGCTCGAATGTAATTATATCTGATGACCCCCAGATGCCTATAAGTGGCCTTGGTACATCTGAGCCATCTCCGATTGCGGTAATCGTAAAATTCTGACCTATAAAAGATGCTAAATTTGGTACATCAAAATATTCTTTTTGATCAAATAATGCCTCATATATTGATCCATCGTAAGTTAACTTAGGTTGCTTAGACTGATCAACCTGTACAGCATCCTGTACGGGTACTCCATGTTTTACTTTTTGGTCGTATATCTTAACAATAAAAACATCCTCCCCCAAGTTAGGAGTGTTACTAGGATAATCGTACTCCCCTCCGCTAGTCTGCCTATAACGAAAGTACTCACCATCATATAGGTATCTTAATTTTCTATTAAGAGAGTAAGCAAATAATGCAGGTACTGCATCAGCAGGCAATCTCTCTGTTGAGACATCCGACTGAATACCAGAGTGGGCAACGATCATACCAAGTCTCCAATGCCATACCATGCACTCCCGTCCCAATAAATAGTAGCAGCTGAAAATTGTTCACCCAGTACCGTACCTCTTGCGTTTACTAGATTGACAAATGTCACAGTCTTGCCCGCTACGCAGTTGTTGACTGTAAACATTGTGCCAATATTTGAAGTTTGGGGAAGAGTAATTGCGACACTTGCTCCCGCGGGTTTACATTGATAAATGTATCCTGTGTTTGCATTATCAAATGTTATATCTGCTGTGACTTGCAGGATTGGGGCTTTAGTATTAGAGAAGCCCCTCATTGTGTCGCACTCAATGTCGCCTACTACGGTCAAGTCGGCACCCACATCAAGGTCACCGGGTATTGACATGTTTGTACCACCAATATTTGTAGCACCAACTTGGAGTCCGCCATCAATTACTACATCTTCATAAAATTTAGCATTATCTACATACAGATCGTAACCTTGTATAGCT